GTCGGCGCGGATCTCGGTGGTGTAGCGGTCGTTGCCGTCCTTGTCCTGCCACTTGCGGGTGCGCAGGCTGCCCTCCACGTATACCTGGCTGCCCTTCTTCAGGTACTGGCCGCAGATTTCCGCCAGGCGGCCGAAGAAGGAAACACGGTGCCATTCCGTGACTTCTTGTGGATCGCCGTTCTTGTCCTTGTACTTGTCCGTGGTGGCCAGACTGAGATTCACCACGGCGTCGCCGCTTGGCGTGTGCCGAACTTCCGGGTCTTGTCCCAGGTTTCCGACGAGGATGACTTTGTTGACACTGGCCATATCAGTGCTCCTTTTCCATGGAATCCAGAAGTCCGGCCAGGAAATTGAGTTCTTCGGCCACTTCCTTGGATGCGTAATACCCGGATGCCCAGTTGTTCAACACGAATGGCTTGATGTCTGGCCAGGCCTTGATGAGCACATTGAGAAGCCCGTGCATCCGTTCTTCCTCGATGGCAGCGCGTACCGTGGTGGTGTTGCTGGCGTCGTCATCGCCGTCCTGGTAATCAACCCACGCCTTGGGTGTGTCATGCACTCCATAGGCCTCCTGCGTGGTGGTTGGGAATTCGCCTTCCAGGCCCAAGCCCATGCCTTCGTCTGGACCGATCCGAGCCACGTAGGAATTGGCGTATCCCATGGCGTGAGCCATGATGGTGAAGGCATCTTCCAGGGCTTCCAAGTTGGCGGATTCCGCCACGGTGATCCTGGTCGTGACGCCCCGGTGTTCGTGGGTCATCTCAAGCATGGTCGGGCTCCTTGATGCCGTGGATCATGCGGATGTGCGCCTCATGAGCCTCGACGGATGCGTGCGCCTCGCGGTATGCCTGAGTTTTCATGTCGATGTGCTCGGCCATGGCGAGTTTTCCCGCGTTCATGAGCGCGGTACTAGACGGCTCAGGGATGGGAAACGGTATGCGCGTCACAGGCTTCTCCTTGTGGGTGAGTGTTATGGCGATGGCGGTCATGCCGCAGCCACGCCGGAATAGGTTTGATGAGCGAACTCGGCAAAGCGCATGATCTCGGGCCGCCACACCAGCATGCAGGCGCCCGTCTCCCCGTTGCGGTTCTTGTCGATGATGATTTCCGCCTCGTTGGCCGGAACCCCGTCCACGTCCTCACGGTGGATCAGCATCACCACATCCGCGTCCTGCTCCACCGCGCCGGATTCCCGGATGTCGGACATCCTGGGCCGCCGGCCGGCCGCATCCCGGTTAAGCTGGGCGAGCACGATCATGGCCACGTCGAATTCCTTGGCGATGGCCTTGAGCCCAGCGGACATGGCCGCGACCTGTTGCTCCCGGCTGTCGATCTTCGGCGGCTGCATCAACTGGAGGTAGTCCACCACCACCAGATCCAGGCCCGTGGTGCGTTTCTGCCGACTCACCATGGCGCGCAGCATGGGGATGGACACCGAAGAGGCATCGGACAAGTACAGGCCGCGGTCCTGGAGCCTGCCCAGTTGCGCGGTGAGCACCGTCCATTCGTGATCTGATAGTTCCGCCTTCAGCATCGACTGTGCGGAGACGCCGCCCTCCATCGACAAGATGCGCAGGCCGATCTGCCACATGGGCATTTCGATGCTCACGAAGGCGGCTTGGTGGTCCTGATGCACCGCGCCGAGGGCCAGCGTCAACCCGAGGGCCGTCTTGCCCTGGCTGGGCCGGGCCGCCACCACGTTGAGCGAGCCACGCAGGAAACCTCCGCCGGTCATGGAGTCCAGGCGCTTGATACCGGTCTTCACGGTCTTGACTTCACCGGACTGTCGAGCGTCGATGTACTCGATGGCCTGCATCAGCGCGGCAGAAACCGGCGTCATGTCGGCCGACACCCGCTTGGCGGTGGCCAGCTTGTGAATCCGGGTCTCGGCTTCGAGCGCCAAGCTGTCGGCATCGGCACCGCCCTGCTCGCACTTCTGTGCCATGTCGCGGCACAGAGCGCCCAGGTGACGGATGGCGGCCCGGTCATGTACCCGCTTGGCGTAGTGCTCCGCGTTGGCAGCACTTGGCGTGGACTGCTGGATGTTGACGATGTTCTCCAGCCCGCCGGCCGCATCCAGGCGACTGTCGCGTTCCAGCCTCTCCGCGACGGTCATGGCGTCGATGGGTTCACCGGCCTGGGCCATGGACTCGATGGCCTGCCAGATGACGCGGTTGGCGCGGTCCTCGAAGTCGATGGCCGCAACCATGTGGGCAACCCGGTCATACGCCTCCGGTGCGATGAGGCACGCGCCGATGACGGCGCATTCCCACTCAGCCTGCTGCGACATGGCGCGTCTCCTTGGCCGGTTGAATGGACACCACCTTCGGCTCGTGCTCGGAACAGAACCACTTTCCGCCGCGCATCACCACACCCTGGGCGCCGCAGTGGCAGGTTTTTTCCGTTGGTGCCTGCGACGGTTTGACCACCATGTGCTTCAAGGGAAACAGCCCCTGCCAACCGTTTGCGATGGACTGCTCCACCACTGCGGCTTGATCCGCACCAAATCCGGCCAGTTGTCGCTGGGCGGCCGGCATTGAGACCGGCTTGATAGCTTTGCGGATTTCAGACCGATATGCCGCCCATCGCTCCCATGCAGTCGAATCGAGGTTTTCGACAGTCGGCACGGCCGCAGGCTGTGCCAAAGGGGGTTTGGGGGTTTTCTTTTTCCCTTCCTTTCCTTTCCCTTCCCTTCCCTTCCCTTCCGTCAGTGAGTCCTCAGTGAGGACTCCGTGAATGCTCAGTGAGTCCTCAGTGAGGACTCCGTGAATGCTCAGTGAGTCCTCAGTGAGGACTCCGTGAGCATGTCCGTTTTCTGGTATCTTTCCGGTGGAATCATTCAGTGATTCATCACTGTCATGACCGGCGGCCGAGGGTAGCGGCGCTTCGCGCGGCGGCTCGGGGTAGCGGGTCTTCGATGGACGGTTGATGAGTTGATGATGCCAACCTGTGACAGACCACCACTGACGCCCTTCATGGTCTGGAAAGGTTACGAGCAGACCTTGCTGAATCAATTCCCCTACCCACTGCTCGACCTGGGCGGAAGTCACGTCGTCAGCCGGGAAAACCTCGGCTTTGAGCGTCTTGTACGCGACCGGATGGATGCCACGGTCATCGCAGAAATTCCACATTCCGATGAACAGCAACCGTGCCATCGGGGACAACTCCATAATCTGCTCGGATGTCCAGAACTCAGGCTTGATCGTGCGTATCCTGGCCATCAGGCAATCCCTTTCTTTTCTCTCGTCTGCTCCATCGCCTCGACAATTTCCTGGCTCCTGCCTCGAATCAACCCAGTCATCACGCGGCAAAAGAATTTGGCTTCAGCTCGGTTTCCTGATTCCCATGCCTGGCGCATCATTTCGGCGTAGTGGGCGATTTGTCGCTCACGCTCTTTGTCGGTCATGCCGATACCCTCCGCTGCGCATCAAACAGCTTGCGCATGACCGCTTCCAGTGCCACGCGCCGCAACGCCCTGGACGGGTGCTTGAGCCCTTCCTGGCGAATCCTCAGGGGCAACCCAAGCAGATACCGCGCCTCGCATTCCAGGCGCCAGGCTGGGCTCCACGTCGGCTTGTCCTGGTTCTCGGCGGCGATGGCGCAGTGGTTCATTTCTTTCCCCGCATTTCCAATCCCTTGCCGCGCGTAACGGGCTTGGAATTTCCAATGTGGAAACCGCCGCAGTTGGCGCAGTGATAGACAGCCGGCCGCAGGGCGTTCCTGCGGGTCTTGCGCGTGGCGACCTCTTCAGCCCGGCTGTAGGTCTCGAACCTCACCTTGCCGGCGCAGGAAGCAATCGGGTCTTTCACGACTCAATCCGCGCCGTTTTCCGCCGCTGCTTCCAGGCGGCGTCGATGTAGGACATGGTCCAGTCCGAACACATTTACCTGCAGAGAAACTCGTTCTCGGTCATGCCGTGGGCGGACGCCTTGGCGCGCAGGGCGTCCTTGGTTTCCGGGTCGGTTCTGGTGCGGAGTTCTTCGGTGCGCTTCCCCATGGGGGAACTACCGACACGTCTGGACATGCCCATGTCATCGTCCTCGATGAAATAAAAAAGCCTGGCCAGAAGGCCAGGCGAAGCCCGCCAGTGCGGCAGGCAGGGAGGTCATGGAGCGGGCCGCGAGAATCGAACTCGCCTGGGCGGCGTGGAAGGCCGCTGCCTGAACCTCTCGGCCAGGCCCGCGTGATTGGTGCCGCCGGCACGGAATCGAACCTGCGACCACTCCCTTACAGGGGGAGGGCTCTACCAACTGAGCTACGGCGGCGAAATGGTGGAACCGGCCGGGATCGAACCGGCGACATCCTGGTTGCAGGCCAGGTGCTCTCCCAACTGAGCTACAGCCCCGTGATTGGTCCGCACAGGTGGCTTCGATCCACCGGCCTCTCGGTCCCAGGCCGAGCGCTCTGCCAGGCTGAGCTATGCGCGGAGTGGGTGTCATGCGGCGCCACGCTCATTGTCAGTGGGCCGGCGCAGATGCTCCGGAAGGATGTCCGGCCGGACATCCTGGAGATGGCGCAGCCTGGCGCGGGGAATCACCCCACGGGTGCGCCACTCGGACACGGAGGGCTGCGCAATACCGAAGAATCGCGCGGTGGCAGAAGCGCCCCCGAGGGCATCTGTGATAACGATTGCGTAGTTCATACCTTGTAGAATAGGGAAACCTTTATCATCCAGTCAAGGTATTTATTTTCGTTGACACGGAATAAAGGATAGCCTATTATTCAACCACTCCCCGCCCACAAGCGGACACCCTCTCCACCGGCAGGCCCAGCCCTAAGCGCCCGGTGGAGACAGGCCAACGAAGGGGCGGGGACAGGCAAGGCCGGGCCCGCCGCATGGGCGCACACCAAACCGGACGAACCGAAGCCAGCACCGTGGAGCCGCTTGCAATGAGCGGAGCATGACGCGACACGGAAGCCTGAGCGCGACAGGCGGCCCCTAGCAACAGGGCTCGCAAGATGCGCAGGCCGCTCCACCGTGCTGGTGTGGAGGCGAAGCACGACAGCGCCGGTCCTGGCTGACCGGGACGACAGGACAGACCTGTGACAGCGTGGAAAGACAGCCGCCCACTGCGAGGCTTAGAGCGGAGACAGGCCGGATAGACGGTCTGACAGTACCACCGGAAAGACGGGGGCCTGGTTCACTTACAGCCGAGCAAAAGCGGTAGGCGTCATGGAATCCAGGAAGCGAGGGCCACCGGGCGAACAAACAGGTGGCACCCAACACAAGGAGCCGATGATGGATGAAATGCTGATCTACCTGTGGGATTTGCGCACCGTCGTGGTGTTCATGGCCGGAGCCTGTGCTGGTCTGGTCATCGCCGGACTGCTGGTATCGGCGCGAGAAAACGAATCACCGGAGATGGTTGAAGGCTATGAACCGCCCGGAGATATGATCGATGTGCCTGGTGCGCTCAAGAAGTGGGAGGAGAGATGAATAGCAACTACACCCTGCGGTTTCCCCGCACCGGCCGCGAAGCCTTCGGGCATGAGTGCCACTTCCATCGCCGCGACCCGGATCGCATGGTCGGGATCGCCATCCTGATCCTGTGCGTATTCGTGGCCGGGATGATGGTTGGGGGCGTGCTGTGACTGAGCGCCCAATCCTGTTTTCTGACCCGATGGTCCGCGCCATCCTGGGCGGTCGGCGGGCCGCCATCAAGGAAACCTTTAAGGAGATGTACGAATGAACGAAAACCTCAACCCCTTCGCCATGACTGCGGCTCCGGCCCAGTCTGGTGGCGGCGCCCTGGCACGGGGCAATGAACAACGCGCGGTTGCCGAAGTTCAGGCCGCCGTGCTGATGGCCAAGCGGTTCCCCCGGGACCAAATAGCGGCCATGGACCGCATCCTCAACAGCTTCACCCGTCCGTCCCTGGCCGAGGTGAGCCAGTACCAGTACAGCAAGGGTGGGACTGACGTGTCCGGCCCATCCATCCGGAGCGCGGAAGCCATCGCCCAGCAGTGGGGCAACATCGACTTCGGATTCCGGGAGTTGTCCCGGGGTGTAGGCCATGACGGCGTGCCGTTCTCCGAGGTGGAAGCCTACGCCTGGGACATGGAAACCCTGACGCGCAAGCCGCTCCAGTTCATTGTTCGTCACTGGAGGGACACCAAGAAGGGCGGCTACAAGATCACCGACGAGCGGGACATCTACGAGCTGGTCGCCAACCAGGCCCAGCGCCGGGTCCGCGCCTGCCTGTTGTCCATCATCCCTGGGGATGTGACGGAGGCCGCCATGAAGCAGGCCGACCTGACCCTCAAGTCCACAGCCGACATCGGCCCCGAGGCGCAGGCGAAGATGGTTGAGGCGTTCTCCGGCTACGGCGTGACCAAGGAGCAGATCGAGAAGCGCATCCAGCGGCGCTTGGACACGATCCAGCCGGCGCAGATGGTGAGCCTCAAGAAGATCTACGTCAGCCTGCGCGACGGCATGAGCACTGCCGCCGATTGGTTCGACGGGGATGCCGGAGGAGAACAGCATGCGCAGGAAACTAGGGCGCGCCCCGTCTACACCGCCGAAGACTTCGCCAAGGCCATGCCCGGGTGGAAAGCTGCCGTGCAAAGCGGGAAGAAGACCACGGCTCAGATCATCACCATGGCCAAGACCCGGGCCGACCTGACATCGGATCAGGAGGCGGCCATCAACGCCCTGGTCAAGAAGCCCGAGGAGAAGAAGTCTGAGTCCATGTCCTTCGCCCAGGTGTCCGAGGCCCTGCACCAAGCCGGCGACCTGGACACCCTGGATGCGAAGGCCGACCTGATCCGCCAGGTTGCCGACGAGGGGCAACGCACCGAACTGAACACCCTCTACCACGACCTGCGGGTCAAACTGGAGAAGTGAGATGAGAACGCTTGATTGCGTGCAGGGCACGCCGGAATGGCACGAGGCGCGTCGCACCTACTACCGCACAGCCAGCAGCGCTGGCGCCATGAAGGGGGTATCCCCGTACCAGTCCCGCGCCGACCTGATTCGTCGCGTTGCCACCGGAATTGAGACGGAGCACGACGAGGCCACCATGGCTCGTTTTGCCAAAGGCCACGAAATCGAAGCCTTGGCACGCCCCATGGCCGAGGCGATCATCGGCGAGGCCCTGTATCCCGTGACCGCCACCACCGATGATGGCTATCTCCTGGCGTCATTCGACGGCCTGACCATGGCCGAGGATGTGGCCTGGGAGTGCAAGTCATGGAACGAGGACAAGGTACGCAGGATGCAGGCCGATGGGGTGGTGCCCATTGAGGACCGCTGGCAGGTTGTCCAACAACTTGCCGTGATGGGTCCGGGTTCCCGTGTGCTCTACATGGTGACGGACGGGACGCCGGAGAAGTGCGAAACCCTGATGGTCGAGGCGACCGGCAACGAATACGCCACCCTGGCACCCTATTGGGCGCAGTTCGACCTGGACGTAGCGAAGTGCCAGCCGGAAGCCCCCGCAGCATCCCCGGTTTCCGGCACCGCGCCGGATTTGCTTCCCGCCCTGCGCATCGAGGTTGAGGGGCGCGTCCTGGCCACCAACCTGGATCAATTCCGTGAGCGGGCCACGGCCGTGATCCAGGCCATCAAAACCGAGCTTGTCACGGATCAGGATTTCGCCGATGCCGAGCAGACGGTGAAGTGGTGCGACGAGGCGGAATCCCGCCTGGCCGGCGCCAAGGAAGCGGCGATGGCGCAGACGGCCAGCATTGATGCGCTGTTCAAGACCATCGACGCCATCAGCGAACAGATCCGGGCGAAGCGGTTGCTCCTGACCAAGCTGGTCAAGTCCGAGAAGGAGAACCGCCGCGCCGCCCTGGTCCTGAAAGCCCACGAGGAAATCCGCCAGCACCGTGACGCCCTGAACAAGCGGATCGGCGGGAACTGGATGCCTATCTCCACGCCGCCGTTCGGCGAGGTGGTGAAGGGACTCAAGAGCCTCAAGAGCATGGAGGACAAACTGGCCACGGCCATTGCCCAGGCCAAGGTGGCTGAGTCAGCCATTGCCGACATCATCCAGACGAATCACCAGACCCTGATGGATTCCGGCCGGGACGTTTTGATGCCCGACTTTGCCCAGGTGTGCATGAAGGCGCCGGAGGATTTCGCGCTGTTGCTGGATTCCAGAATCCATGCAGACGATGCGCGGCTCCAGGCCGCGAAGGAGCAGGCGGCGAAGGCGGAAGCGGAGCGGATTGCGCGTGAGCAGGAAGCGAAAGCCAGGGGAGACGCCATGGCCAGCGGCGCCGCAGCACGCCAACAGGCGGCCCAGGAAGCCGGTAATGTGCAGGCCATCCAGCCCGACACCCGCGCCGTGGTGGTGGAGTCCGAGGAAATCATCTCCAGGTTCCTGGCCAGCCGGGAGTGGCGGAAGGGCGAGGAAACCCGCATCCGCGCCATCCTGGTGGAGTTCGTGAAGTTCCAGGCCACCGGCATGAAGAAGGCGGCCTGACCATGGTGTTAGACCTGAACGTGAAAGGATAGCAATGAAAGCGTACCGAGAAGCTGGAAAGCTGGTGATTGAGATCGACGAGGACGCGATTTGCAGCGGAACGCACTTCATGCCCGGCATGGAGGCAACGGTCACAGACCGCGAGAAATTTTTGAACTTCTGCGCCAAGCAGATTTGCAGCTTCGGCGACAACGGCGATTTCAACAGCGCCTCACGCCTGACGCGGCTGCTGGATGATCTTGTGACCGAGGCCATCGAGAGCGATGCAGGCGTTGAGGTCTAACGACCAGCTTCACCGGACTGGCGCGGATGCGCCAGGTCCGAGTGGAAGCGACTGTTAGGCAACTTTTGATCACAAGGAAAAACAAGGAGTTACGAATGAACAGCAAGCAATTCAGAGCAGTCCTCGACTGGCGCATGTGCTCAGACCCATGGCCCGGTGGAGACGAAGAAACAGTGGACGAATGGCTGAACGAGATGGCTCGCGCTTTTGGATTTGAGCATTGGAGTCAGGCGTACCACGAACTTGGTGCCTAACAATAGATTAGAGCGCATTGGAGACGACAAATGCAGGTGAAGTGCATCACCATCGAAGGCGAGAACGCCATCATTGCGGCAGACCAATTTGACTGGCTATGCGAGCAGGCTGACAAGGTGGCGAAGCTGGAAAAAGTTGCCGAGGCCGCCAGAGATGTTGTGGCCTGGGACTGGAGCGACAACGATGCGGAATGCGTTGGCGACATTGCGAAGCTGGAGCGTGCGCTTGATGCGCTCTAACGCCAAGGTAACAGGCGCTGCGCCCACGGGAGATAACAAAAGTGATGAACGCTGAATTATTCGCCGACGCCAGAACGGAGCTTGATGGCGCAGCGTCCTTGTTGACCGACGTGTTAGGGGTTGGATCCGCACGGATGCACCCCCACGAGAACAAGTTCCACGCCGGCAACGGAGAGGACGGCAAGCACTACTGGCTGACGCCGCCAGACCTCTACGCGCAACTGGACGCGGAATTCCATTTCGACTTCGACCCGTGCCCGTACCCGAAGCCAGCCGACTTCGATGGCCTGACGTGCGAGTGGGGGCAACGGAACTACGTGAATCCGCCGTTCGGATCCATCGTGCATGAGGGAAAGAAGAAGGGGCCGACCGCCTGGATGCGCAAGGCCATCGAAGAACAGCGCAAGGGCAAACTGTCGGTCGTGGTGTACCCGGTGGATAAGTGGGTGCTGATGATGCTGGCAGCGACCGGAGCGAAGAACGTCCGCAACCTCGGCGACGTGAAGTGGTGCGCCACGGAGGACGGATCCCAAGGGAAAGGAACGGGGCGGCACATCGCATGTTTCGTGCTGACCCCTAAC